GCCTCCCAGGGCGACGGCCGCCGCATCATGCAGAGTTCGACGGTCAAGGTGCTGAACCGCAAGATCGACCAGGACATCATCGGCATGCTGTCGGGCGCCTCCAGCAATCTCGGGCCGGCCCAGGCGATGACGCTCGCACTCGCCACCCGCGCGCTGGCACATCTCGACCTGCAGGACGTGGACACGACCGAAGAAGACAACATGTTCTTTGTCGGCTCGCCCGCGATGCGCGCCTACCTGATGCAGATCCCCGAATTCCAGAAGGCGGAATACGTCGAGATCACGCCGCTGACCGGTCCGGCGCGCCGCTTCCGCCGCTGGGCCGGGTTCAACTGGATCTTCCATCCGCACCTGCCGAACGTCGGCACCGCCAACGAGCAGTGCTTCGCGTTCCACCGCTCAGCCGTCGGCCACGCGGTCAATACCGGCGAGATGGACGTCCGCGCCGGCTACAACGAGGAGAACGCCTACTACTGGGCGCGCTCGTCGATCTTCATGGGATCGGCGCTCCTGCAGAACAACGGCGTCGTGGTGATCAACCACGATGGCTCGAAGTACACCTGACCCAGCACACGCCTTCGCCCGTAGGGTGGGCAAAGGGCGGCCCTGGCGTCTCAATTTGATGACGGCGCAAGACCCGCCCGTGCCCACGCTGGCCGCCCTCACGGAATTGCACGGCAGGTCCGCGTGGGCACGGGCGGGTCTTGCGCCGTGTCGACATGAAAGACCTGGGACCGCCCTTTGCCCACCCTACGGGCCCAGACCAATCCTTAACTCAGAAAGGCATCTCCCCATGCCATACACCACCGGCACGTTGACCTATCTCGCGGGCGGTCCCGTCGAGGGCGCGTGGAAGCTGTGGGAATACACCACGGGCGATACGCTCGCCCAGGTGACGGCCCCCGGCTACATCGCCGACGCGACCTTCAAGGGCATGACCCTCGGCGACTTCGTCATCGTCGTGAACCAGGCGATCCCGCAGGGCTACATCCTGCAGGTCCAGAGCCTGACGCCCGGCACGCTGAGTGCGCCCGGCGCCGCGAGCCTCGCCGCGCCGGCCGGCGTCGGCGGGCCGCAGCTCGCATTCCCGCGCAACATCATCGACGGCGGCGACTTCACCACCAATCCGTGGCAGCGCGGCACGAGCTTCACCGGCGTCGCCAACACGCTCACCTACACCGCGGACCGTTTCTTCGCCGTCGGCGGCGCATCGTCGTCGATTTCGGTGTCGCAGGTCGCCGGCGTCACCGCCGTGCCGGGCTTTACCCAGGCGCTGCAGTTCGGCCGCGCCGCCGGCAACGCCGCCACCGCGGTGATCACCCTCGGCCAGGTGGTGGAGACGCTCGACTCCATCCGCCTGCAGGGCCAGACCGTCACGCTGACGTTCTGGGCCCAGGCCGGCGCCAACTGGTCGCCTGCGAACGGCGTCCTCAACGTGCTGCTCGCCAGCGGCACGGGCATCAACCAGAGCGCCGCCAACCTGGCGGCGGGCGCGTGGACCGGCTACGCGCCGCTCACGCTGACGCCGCAGCAGAACCTGTCGCCGAACACCTCTCCGGGCGCCGCCGTCCTGGCACCGGGCGCCAACATCGCCCAGCAGATCACCGCAAGCTGGCAGCGCTATTCGTTCACGGCGACAGTACCAGCCGGCTGCACGCAGCTTGGCGTGATGTTCAACGCCACGCCGACGGGCACGGCCGGCTCTGCGGACTTCGTGCAGATCATGGGCGTGCAGCTTGAGCCGGGCGCGCAGGCGACGCCGTTCGAGCACCGCGACATCGAGCTGGAGCTCGCCATCGCCCAGCGCTACTTCTTCAACATTCCGGAGCCCGCGTCGGGCGTCATCGTCGGCGCCGGCATGGTGGCGGGCGCCGCATCGGAAATCATCTTCATTCCGCTGCCGGTGCAGATGCGCGCCGCGCCCACCGTCACAGTGTCGGCCGGCTCGTTCAAGTTCAATCTGTCGGGCACAGCGACTGCTGTCGGCACCTTCACGCCCGGCTCCACCCACACGCCGAACTACATCAGCGTCACCGGCAACGCCGCCGGCACCGCCGGCCAGGGCACGCTGCTCCAGGGCGGCGGCGGCACCGGCTTCATCCAGGCCAGCGCGGATTTTTAGCGAGATCGGCCAGGGCCCGTAGGATGGGCAAAGGGCGGCCCGGGCGCGTTGGATCATCACGGCGCGTGACAGGTCACACGCCGACGTCAACTCGAGACGCCGGGGCCGCCCTTTGCCCACCCTGCGGGCCCTGCGCCACGGCTGCTGTGAGGACACCATCATGACCACCCAGCTGTTCGTCTACAACGAGGCCCTCGGCCATCTCGGCGAGCGCCAGCTTGCGAGTCTCGCGGAGCCGCGGGAGCCGCGGCGCGTGCTGGATGCCTACTGGGCGGACGTGGTTGCGTTCTGCCTGTCGCAGGGCCTGTGGAAATTTGCCAGGCGCACGGCGCAGATCGACGCCAGTTCGACTCTGGTCCCGCGATTCGGATTCAACTTCTGTTTCCCGGTGCCGGCCGACTGGGTGCGCACCATCCTCGTCTCGACCTCGCCCGACATGGACCCGCCGCTCCTGCAGTACAGCGACGAAGGCGGCGCATGGTACGCCAACCTGACGCCGATCTACGTCGCCTACGTTTCCAGCGACCCGCTGTACGGCATGAACATCAGCGCATGGCCGGAGCATTTCGTCGACTACGTCGCGCTGCGCCTCGCCCGGCAGGCGTGCCTGCGCCTGACCAGCGACAAGGAGCTGCGGGCTGCGCTGCTGCGCGAGGAGGACCGCGCCCGCCGCGTCGCCAAGGCGGAGCAGGCCATGGACGAGCCGCCCGGCCTGCCGCCGGTGCCGTACTGGGCGCGGGCGCGGCGCGGCGCATTCGGCCCGGGCGGGCTGTGGCTCGGCGGCGGCACCGGCGGCTCGGTGGCCACCGGACCGCAGGGGAACGACTAGCAGATTCCCCTCCCCCGCTTGCGGGGGAGGGGTCAGGAGAGGGGGCCCGTCTGCATGCACTGAGCTTGCCTCCAGGCCCCCTCCCTAGCCCTCCTCCGCAAGCGGGGGAGGGGACGGGCCTAGCCCGCTTTGAATGGCATGTGATTCCCACTCCGAAAGGCGCCGCCGATGCGCGTCAACGCTCCGCTCTACTCCCTCAACGCCGGCGAGGTGTCGAAGATCGCGCTGGCCCGTGTCGACGTGGCCAAGCTGCGCATGGCCGCGGCGTGCCAGGTCAACTGGCTGCCCTACGTGGTCGGGCCGATGGCGCTGCGGCCCGGCCTCGCCTATGTCGGCGAGGTGCTGGGTGACGCCCCGGCGCGGCTGGTGCGCTTCGTCTTCTCGAAGCTCGACACCGCGCTGATCGAGCTGACCGCCAACCAGATGCGGGTGTGGATCAACGAAGTCCCGGTCACCCGCGCCGCCGTCGCCACCGTCATCGCCGATCCGTCCTTTCAGGGCCTCGGCAGCTGGACGACCGTCAACACCACGTCGGGCGCGAGCGCGATCGTTTCAGGCGGCGTGTGCACGCTGTCATGCCCGCCGGTAGGCGGGCTGGCGCAGGTCCAGCAGACGGTGACGGTGCCGTCTTCCGCGTTCGGCATCGAGCACGCCATCCGCATCGTCATCACGCAAGGGCCGGTGGTGTTCCGCGCCGGCACGACGCCCGGCGGCGCCGATCTCATTCCCCAGACCACGCTCGACACCGGCACCCATTCGCTCGCCTTCACGCCGGCCGCCGCCGGCCTGTGCATCCAGATCGAATCCACCGACGCATGGGCGAAGACGCTGACCTCATGCGCGATCGAAGCCGCAGGCCCGCTGGTGCTGCCGACGCCGTGGGGCGCGGGCGACCTTCCCAATATCCGTTACGACCAGTCCGGCGACATCATCTTCGTCGCCTGCTACCGCCAGCGGCCCTACAAGATCGAGCGGCGCGCCGCCCGCAGCTGGTCGACCGTGCTGTTCTATTCCGATAACGGCCCGTTCCAGGCGTCGCCGGGCATCAAGGCCAATTTCACGCCCGGCGCCTATGCGGGCAACACGACGCTGACCTCCGACCGGCCGTGGTTCCAGCCCGGGCACGTCGGCTGCCTGTTCCGGGTATTCTCCTCGGGGCAGTTCAATCAGACGATCCTCGGCGCGCAGAACGCGTTCACGCCGGCCGTGCGCGTGACCGGCGTCGGCCATGACGCCAGCGCCGGTGCCACCAACGGCCGCAACTACGTGTGGAACACCTCGGGGACGTGGAGCGGGACACTGACGTTCCAGCGGTCGTTCGATTCGGCGACGTCCGGCTTCGTCGATGTCACCACCGCCACCGCCAACGGCGCGCCGACGTTCACGTCGAACACCGGCGGCACCACCGGCGCCCCCGACCTCGACAACGTCATCGTATGGGAGCGCATCGGCTTCAAGGCCGGCAACTACACGTCGGGAACCGCGGTCGCAGCATCGAGCTTTTCCGGCGGCGGCGGCTTCGCCGTGTTCCGCGTCACCGGCTACACGTCACCGACCCAGGTGTCGATCGCGATCCTGCAGCCGTTCACGTCGCTGCAGGCGTCGAGCGACTGGGTGGAAGGCGACTGGTCGGCGGTGAAGGGCTATCCCAGTTCGGTGTGCTTCCACGAGGGCCGGCTCGCCTGGTTCGGCGGCAACCAAGCCTGGCTGTCGGCGTCCGACGACTTCACCAACTATGCCGACATCAACCTGGACGGCACCGCGACCGGCGACGGCGGCGCCATCAACGTCGCGCTCGGCTCCGGCCCGGTCGACACCATCTCGTGGGGCCTGTCGCTGACCCGCCTTTTGCTCGGCCGCGAGCAGTCGATCATGTCGGCGCGGTCGTCGAACTTCGACCAGCCGGTGACGCCCACGGGAATCGTGATCCGCGACTGCTCCGACGAGGGCGCGCAGCGCCTGCCCGCCATCAAGGCCGGCAAGCGCGGCATCTTCGTGCAGCAGTCGGGCCGAAGGGTCTACGAACTCGCGTTCTCGCCGCAGGAGATGGACTACGACGACCGCGACCTGACGCGGCTCAACCTCGACATCGGCAAGGCGGGATTCGCCGACATCGACAAGACCACCCAGCCCGACCGCACGATCCTGCTGCCGCGCGGCGACGGCCAGTGCGCTGCGCTCGTCTACGACGCCAAGGACGAGGTCGAGGCGTGGTGGCGCATCCAGACCCTCGGCGTGATCGAGAACGTCGCGGTGCTGCCGCAGGGCGGCATCGAGGACCTCGTCTACTTCGTGGTCCGGCGCACGGTCAACGGCGCGACGCGGCGCTTCATCGAACGGCTGGCGCCACGCGACAACTGCGTCGGCGGCGCCATCAACCAGCAGCTCGACTGCCACGTCGTCTACCAGGGCGTTGCGACGACCGGCATCACGCTGCCGCAGCTGCCCAATACACCCGTCTCGGTGTGGGCCGACGGCAAACCGATCGGCACGGGGACGACGAACGGCGCGGGCGTGCTGTCGCCGCTGCCGGACGGGCAAAGTCATGCGAACATCGTCGCGGGCCTTGCCGGTGCGGTCGTCAGCAGCACGGCTGCTGCGGCGACGACGACACTCGCGGTCGGCGCGCCGTACAATGGCTGTCCGGCGGAGGTGTTCGCGGACATCGGCGCGACCGGGGAGCCGGTCCACGTGGGCTCCGTCGTCGTGCAGGGCGGCGCCGTGACGCTCCCCAACGGGCAGACCGCGCACACCATCATCGCCTGTCTGGGCTATGTGGCGCCGTTCATGAGCGCCCGGCTCGCCTATGCGGCGCAGCTGGGCAGCGCGCTGACCCAGAAGAAGCGCATCAACCATCTCGGCATGGTGATGTACGACTCCCATTACCAGGGCATCCAGGCCGGCCAGCGGTTCGACGCGATGGACGCGCTTCCGCTGGTCGAAGCCGGACAGACGACGGCGGCCGGCACGGTGTGGTCGGAGTACGACGAACCGATGATCGAAGTGCCGGGATCGTGGAACACCGACGCCAGGCTTTGCCTGCTGGCGCAGGCGCCGCTCCCATGCACCGTAGGCGCCGTGGTGATCGGACTGGAGACGCGGGAGAAGGCGTGACGCGACCGGAGCGGCGGCGTCCCGCCGCCGGCGGCGCTGCGGCCCACACGACGCGCCGAGGGTGTCTGGAGGCCCACGGCGGCGAGACGCCGCCGCCCCGGGGCGTCTGCCAGTGGCGCTCATGGGAGCCATGCCAATGCCGAAAATAACGCTGCGTCCCACTATTCCCGCCGACCTGCCCCACGTCGTCGACGAACCGCTGCCGTTTCGCATCCGCGCCATCACCGCACTTGCCGACGACCGCGTCATCGGCGTGGGCGGCGCGGCGTTTCCGCCGGACGGCCCGGCCATCGCCTTCGTGCAGCTTGCGCCGGCGCCGGACGGCGGCAGCCCCGAGGCGCGGCGCTACCCGGTGGCGTTCCACCGCGCCGGCCTGATGGGCATGACGATGATAAAGGAGTCGGGTATCGCGCAGGCGATCGCCACCGCCGACGCCGGCCACCCCGCCGCCGTGCGCTGGCTGAAGCGCCTGGGCTTCACGGCGGCGGAGCGCCAGCCGATCGCTGGCCGCGTGCTGTTCATGTGGGAGAACAAGGAACGAGCGGACGGGACTTCATAGAGCGTGTGAAAGATTGGAGCGGCGGCGTCCCGCCGCCATGGCCTCGCGACACCCTCGGCCCGCCTTGTGCGCCACATCGCCGACGACGGCGGGACGCCGCCGCTCCAAGATGGCGCCTGTCTCAACCCGACCCACGAAGCAGCGAAATCGCGCTCTACCCTCTTGCGGAGAAACACGCCATGGCCACCATCGACATTCGCGGCGCCACCCTGTCTGCCGCCGATCCGCCGCTCGGCAGCAATCCCAACCCCGACCTTGCCGTCAAGGCGCCGGTGCGGGCAGGGACGACCGGGGCGAACGTCACGCTGTCCGGCCTGTTCACGCTCGACGGCGTCGCCCTCGCGGCGGGCGACCGCGTGCTGGTCAAGGACCAGACGGACGCCACCACCAACGGCCTCTACAACTCCGCGACCGGTCCGTGG